GTTTTGCTGTTATATAGCTTTAACAGGGCATCCGCTTTTGCTTGCCCGTTTTCGCCTTTTTGCAGCGTATCAAAATACTGTAAAACGCCCCATGCGTTCATGTGGCTTGAATCCTGTGCAATATACACTTCCCGCTTTCCGGTGTCCTCATTGTCATAGGTCAGCTTTACCTTGTTGTAGGTGTCGCTGTCAATGCTAGAAGTGTATTCAAAATTTTCCCCGGTTTCTTCATCAATCATCAGGTAAGCCCCCGGTTCACCCACATACATTGAAGAAATGTTTTTCAAGGTCAGCTTGCCGAAATCGTCAAACAGTACGAACATTTCTTTGGTGTTCTGCAAGGTTAAATCAAGGGCATTTTCTATCATATCAAATAGGGAAGTATTATCTTCCACCCGTGAAGCAATTACAAACCCGGTATCTTCCAAAGTTCCCGTATTCAAAGAAAAATCCGCTGCCAGCATTTGAATAAACTGTGAAGCGGTTTTGTTTTCGTAAACATAGGTATCTTTATTGTTCAGGTATCTTAATTGATCGTAGGCGGTTACTTCTATAATCTGATCCTTATCCCGCTTTTTCGTGAACACAAACCCAAAGAAAACGGGTTTTCCATCAACTTTCAGGCGAACCGCCGCCCCTTCCTGAAAATTGATAACGGAATCTTTTACAAGTTTGAAGGTCAGCTTGCCGGGGGTGCTTCTTCTTTCGGTACTCCATTCAATACCTTCTTCCACAATCGGAATATAGGCTTTTGTACCGGAAGGATCGGAAATCAAAAGTTCAACATTCAATCTTCACACCCCCTTAATCAAATGTTCCATCATCAACCCACCCATAGACATTTGAACCGGAATCGGTGTGTATTAAATGCCACGGGTGGGCTTTTCCTGAACCGTTTGCAATCGTAATTTTTGCTTTTCCCGCCCTTGCAGAATAGCCTTTTGCCCCCGGATAGGAACTATAAAAGTGTGTGCCACCATGAAAATTCACTATATCGCCCACTTTATAGCTTTTCTTTGCCGGGGGATCGGCTGGTCTTTGCTTTTCAACCTTTGCTTTAGGTTTGGAAGCGGCAATCTTGATATTTACGGTTTTCGTTCCATAATCCCGGTATTGCTTCAATTTGATTTTTACCGTCAAATCAAAGCCATCTTTCGCCTGTTCGGTGATTCTGTAATCTTCCATTGATACCTTCATATTGGTTGAAAACAGTACCTTTCCATTCGGCATAGTCCGGGAAACGATAAATTGAAAGGGCTTCTTATCCGCTTTCAAACTTTCAAAGTAATCAAGAAAATAAGAAGCCCCCTTGAACCCTGATTTATAGGTTGCAAACGGATATTTCACTTGTGGGATTCTGCACTCAAATTCAATATCCGTAAGTTCAGGGGTTTTCAAAATATTGATTTCCCCTTCATTTATCAGGGTAAGCGTATCATTTGCATTGTTGATTTTCACGGTCAGTTTTTCCGGGGCAATTGGTAATAAGCAGTTTTTTAGATAAAAATCATATCCGTTTTTACTCATTATTCATGCACCCCTTCCGCTATAATGTCAACTGCTTCATTTACTGCATCGGTCAAACCGTCAACTACTCCATCCAAATCCATTTTACCGTTTACGGTGTTGTTGTTCGTCTGTTCAATGGTAATTTCAGCAGTTGTAAATCTGTTTATTGCTTCCTGTTCGGCAATGTCACGAAGATATTTCAAATCTTCTTCTGTAATATCCATTGAATCCTTGATTGCCCCGGTGTTACCCGCTATATCGCCAACATCCCCGGCAAGCCCCGCACCGTAATTGCTTAAATCTGCGTAATCACCAGCACTCGGTATATTGGTATCAAACAGGCTAGCAGGATCGAAGTTTGCAATGCTTTCATCAATGCCTTCACCGAAAGAATATCCGGCATCCCACGCTTTACCGTATTCAAACCGCCCAAGTTTCATATCGTCAGCGTTCATTTTCGCCATGATTTCATCACCCTTGCCGAAGGTATCATCTACCCACCCGCTAAGGGAGTCGCGCCAACCCTGAACGCTGCCCGCTAAATTTGAGCCGAAAATCGCATCAATAGCGGAAGCTAGCGCTTGAAGAATTCCAAGTACGGTATCAGCCAAACCAAAGAATAGGCGGCAAACTGCGCCGATAGGATCAGTGAAAACATTGCCGATAAAGTTCGCCACTTCTGCTACAAGATTATAGATTAGCACAAACACATCCACAACCAAGTTCCACAAGGCAACAAAGATGTTGCCTATAACCGCAAGGGCAAACATGAACGCCCCGCAAATCAATCCGGTTGCAGAAACGGAAGTTCCGGCAAAATGGTTCACCGCCGCAACCGCCGCATAGAACAGGGCGATCAGGGCGATAATCAGAATAATGATCCACACAATCGGACAAGCGTACAAAGCTGCGTTCAAGCCCCATTGTGCCGCCGTATCCGCCATCGTTGCCCCCGTTAGAGCCGCATAAACCGGGACGGCAAGCATCTTCGCAAGGGTGGAAATACCCGTTGCAACTGCCATCGCAATTTCAGCGCCCTTCACCAAAAGCAACCAGCCGTAATAAACCGCAAGCGCACCCGCCACACCGTAAACAATGGGCGAAATCCACGACCAATTATCAGCGATAACCGATCCGATCTGTATCATCAAATCAAAGATTTCCATTGCAACGCCCGCCACCATAGCAAGGGCTTCAATCGCACCATTCACAAACGTCTGAAAGGCTTCGCTGTTGGCAAGTTCATTTAGCCGTTGAAGTACGGGTTGGAACGCCATCAAAGCGTTATTTTGGAAGGAAGTCCATATCTGCGAAAAGGTTTTTGGCATACTCTCAAACTTTGCGTTCGTTTCATTTGCCGCCGCAAACATAGCGTTCTTCACGATTTCGGCAGTAATTTGTCCTTCCGCCGCCATATCTTTTAGCTTTCCTTTTGGAACTTCCAAATAGTCAGCGATTGCCTGAATAATATTCGGCGCTTGTTCCAAAATGCTGTTATATTCCTCACCGCGAAGAACGCCCGAACCCATAGCCTGTGTAAGCTGCAACATAGCGGCATCAATGCCTGCTGCTTCCGTTCCGGCAATGGTAAACTGCTTATTTAGCTGTTCCGTGAAAGCAATGATTTCTTCCGAGCTGCTGAACGCATCGCCCGCCATAAGTCCAAGTTTGGAAACGGCATCGGCGGTTTGCTGATATGCGCCCCTTGACCGTTCAGCCGAAAGGAAGATCATATTCTGCAAATCCTGTGTGGTTTGTAAGTCGTCATTCATCATAGATAGGCGGGCGGTTGTGGAAGTAAGCTGATCCGATAAATCAAGCACCTTCCCGATTGTCTGAACACTCGCATAAGCGGTAACTGCGCCCTTAATCATGCCCATTAGGCTATTTGCCTGTTCCGTGCCATCTTCAATAGCCCGGTTGAAATGTCCTTGTTCATCCGTGTTATCACGGATATAGCGTTCAGTATTGCCCACCGTCTGTGATAGCCGCAAATAAGCCTGATTTGCCGCTTCCACGTCCATGTTTTCAACGGCTCTGTTTAATGCTTGCTGTTCCTGTACCGCCTGATCCAACTGCCCCCGCAACTGTTCCAGTTCGGCATTTGCCGTGTCTGTACCCATGTTCATGGGGTTGTTTTCGATTGCCTGAATACGCTGTTGAATTGCTTGCAAGCGGCTCTGCATATTGTTCATGTCAGCAACAGCGCTTGCCGGGAATAAATCTGTTTGTGCCGCCGTTGCCGCAATGCGTTCCTGTGTAGTGTTCAAAGTGTCCAACATATTGTTTGTACTTTGAACTTCCTGCTGAAATCTTTCAATGCCGGAATTCGTGAACACATCCATCGTGTCAGTCTTCCACTGAGCAGGAACGGAAGGTTGCGGGGTGGTAGGCGTGGAAGTCTGCGGCGCATCTACATTCTGCATTGCAGCTTCCCATTCCTGCGCCGCGATCGTGGCCTGATTGATTGTGTCCCTTGCCGCCCGAATAGAAGCGGTGTCAACAGGTTCATTCATAGCCCGGTCCAAATCTTCCATGACGGAAAGGCTCATATTTACGGCGTTTGTAATACCGTATAGGACATTGGAAAAATCGTCCTGCAACTCAATAGCGGTTCTGATTGTTGCCACGCTTATCACCCGCCCTTCTTTTTAGATTTGCGTTTTATCTCCTTTTCCTTCTCTTTGTCATTTTTGATTTTCACCTTGATTGCAGCAACAACAAAGGCTTTTTCTTGCTCGTCCATTTCAAAGAAAACAGAAGGTAAAATGTGCAGTTTCAGAAGGGAATAGTAAGCATAATTGGCTTCCCAATCCCCTTCTTCTATTAGTTTTTTGCTTCATCGACCTTATCTTCAAAGGAAACATTAAAGCCTTGAAATTTCTGAACATAGGCGGCAAGATCGTTGTATTCGCCGGGATCGTCAACCATTGCCATCAGCAAATCTTCCGGGGTTTTTACCCCATAGGAATCCTGCAATTCAGCATCATACAAATCAGGCACAACAACGGAAGCCGCAATCATCTTCTGAATGTAAAGACTGGATTTCAGTTTCGGGCGGTACATATTCGGCTTGCCAGTGACCGGAATATCAAAGGTACAGGATTCACGAATATCTTCATTATCCTTGGAAGTGATATGTTTGAACTCCCATTCCAGCGGGTTTCCTTTTTCGTCACAAAGGGATTTAGTAACAGCGTGAAGTTCGTTTTCCTTCACGATCTTGTTAGCTTTCATAAATTTAGCGAATTTAGACATTTTACATTCTTCCTTTCTGTATTATCGAGGGTAATATAAATCCCCTTATGTGAGCCTATATAAAGCCCACATAAGGGGATTTACTCTTATCTGTTAGTTAGTAAGAAAACCGTCCAAGTCTTTGAACGCTTCCGGCATCTTGAAGTCCTCAAATGTGAAATCCATGTCTTCATCAAGATATTCACCATCTGCATCAAACTTTGCAAGAATACCGCCGTCAATGTTACAGTCAATCAGAATCATAGTCTGACGGCCAGCGCCGGAAGTGGGATCTTCGTTCGAAATCTGAATTTCAAAATAAATA